ATGGTCTGTAGTTGCTTCTAAAGCACCAGCAGTTGTACACCAAATAGCATAATCTGTTCCAGCTGTAGCTGATGGCATAGTAATAGAAGTTGCTGAAGCTATAGTTTTAACATCACCATTAACTTCAATGTATAATCCTGTGTTGGTCTCCATTGTGAAAGCACCTGTTTTATCCCAAGCAACAACTGTTGGGTCAATTTTAGAAAATAATCCATATGCTATACTTCCAGAAGAAGCATCACCCCAAGAAATATCAGTACCATCTGTTGTTAAAAATTGACCAACAGTACCAGTTGTTAAAATTGATGTAACAGCACTAGCATTTCCATAAAGAATACTTCCTCTACTTAATGCGTCTAATTTATTTAATTCTGTTGCAGTAGAAGTTACTACTACATCTTCATTTATTTTAGGTGAAGTTAAAGTTTTGTTTGTAAGCGTTTCTACTCCAGCTAAAGTTGCAAAACCACATGTACTTACTGCAACATTTTCCCACACACTACCACTATAAATACGCATAATATTTGAAGTAGTATTATAATAAAGCATACCAGCAGCTAAAGCATCACCATCATTATCTGTAGTTGGATCAGAAGATTTAGAACCTAAATAAACATCATCAAAAGCATCAGCAGATGCTGCGGCTTCATTTGCAGAAGTAGCTGCATTAGTTTCAGATGTACTAGCATTGGAAGCAGAAGTAGATGCATTAGAAGCAGAAGTTCCAGCATTAGTTTCAGAAGTTCCAGCATTTGTTTCACTTGTACTTGCGTTACTTGCTGATGTACTTGCATTTGATGCTTGAGTAGTAGCTGTACTTGCAGATGTTGAAGCATTACTTGCTGATGTAGCAGCATTTGTTTCTGATGTAGCTGCGTTAGTTTCTGATGTTGCAGCATTTGTTTCGGATGTACCAGCATTTGTTTCAGAAGTTGCTGCATTAGTTTCTGATGTTGCAGCATTAGTCTCTGCTGTCTCTGCATTAGTCTCTGCTGTTTCAGCATTTGTTTCAGCTAGTTCGGCAGCTGTTTGTGCGGTTTCTGCATCATCTTCTGATGATTGTGCGTCTGCTGCACTTGCTGCTGCTGCTGTAGCAGAACTTGCTGCACTATAAGCATCTACTAATAATTCAAAATGATCGGTATCAGTTAATAAATCTCCAATAACACTATCTGCTATACAAATATAAACATTATTTAATTGACCAGCAGTTGTAGATTTAATTATATCTCTAATAGTATAAGCTGCTGTAGTTGTGTTGCGTCTGTACCTTGATATGTACCTAATTCTTGTGTTACAGCAATTTCACCAGAACTATCAAATGCTAAAATTTTATTTGCTCTATCTGTTGCACCTACAGTAAATTCTGTAGAGGTCATTGTGTTTGTTGCTGATAATTTTATAGAACGATTTACTTCTTCTTGAAGTTGTTGAATCGTCATGGTAGCACGATCCAAACCCTCTTCATGTGATTCCGCAGGGAATGGATCATTTGCAATATAATCTATTGCTTGGGTTTGCGGCACTTCTCTTCTAACTACTACTGTCTCTGTTGCAGTTGGTATATTACCTGCAGTAAATACCACATTACCACCAGATGCACTTCCTGCACCAGTTACTGTGTAATGAGTTGTTAAAGTTTTTATAGTCTCAGTTCCTGTAGCTGATCTAATAATTACTTCTAAGTCTGTGTCTGCAAAAATCTTGAATCCGTAAACAAAAGTATCGTTACTACCATTGCCTGAGTATGAATTTTTTACTGTTGTGCTTGATACTGTCATATTAATCTTTCTATATACTATTTCTTATCTTGTTCAACATTTTTAATAATTTGTAAAGCTTGTTGAGCCAAACCAATTCGTGTTCTATACAGATCATCTATTAAATCTCTTTTTTGTTCTGGTGTAAACAATGTACCATCTTCTTTAAATTTAGCGTTATATATAGTCTTTATCATTATTGAGACATCTTTCATATCTTTTTCTATGTCTATAACTGCTTTTATATCAAAATTAACTTTACTTTCTTCCTTTAAATAACCTTCTACATTTCCAGTTTTTTCTAAATAATCAACTGTATTCATTATAGTTTTATATTTTTTTGTTTTATCATAATATTCTTGTATTGACTTAGAATATCCATAAACATCTTTAGCTTGAAAAACTCTAATACCTGGTATTTTAGTTAATGGATCTTCTGGTCTAATAGGATCATCTATAATTCCACCTTTAATAGCTATAGCATTTACAGATTCTTTAACCATTCTACCAATACCACCAGTATAAGAATCATATATATTTTCTAAATATATTGGATTTGCAAAATAATTATCTGCTCCAACAATACTTGTTAATTGTTCTGCTAATACTTTTAATGTTGGGTTAGTATATTCTGTTGAGTAATAAGAGTTAAGCATATCTTTGGGAGCTGATGTTGGTAACATTGGAGCTTCTCTAAAAAAACTATAATTCATTAAATTTTCAAGATGAGGTCTAAAAAATGTTGGTATTGGATTATATCCTTTAGCGTGATCTTTTACAAAATCTTTTACATAAACATCAAAATCTTGTTTTTCATTTGTTCTAATATAATCTAAAATTTTTTCAGTAAGATTAGAAAAAAAAGTACCAACTTCAAATCCTTTTGGAAAAAATCTTCCTTTACCATTAACCTTTGTATAATATTTATTATTTTTAATATAATCTGGAAGTTCTTTATAATCTTTATCAAGCTCTCCTTTTTCATTTAAATTGGAAACATAAAATCCAATAGTTGGTAAAACTACAGCAAGTCCAATCATACTATAAAATCTTTTAGGTCTATCTCTAGCTGCTTCATATGCTTTTACAACACCTTGTATTCTAGCATTAAAAAATGGAACACCTTTATTAATTTTTGCACCTACTATTCCTTTTTTTTGGTAATCAAGTAAATCTCTTGATTCAAATCCTGCTCTTTCTAAAGAATCTTTTTCTGATAAACCTTTTTTCTTTGCTTCTTTATAAACTTTTTCACTCATACCAACTCTAGTCATATCTTCTGAAAGTTCTGTTAAATATCTGAATGGTCCTAATACTCCCTTATATTCATTTCTCATAACACCTTTATTTAAAATAGAATGAACATCTGCATCAAACATTGTTCTATCTATTGATCTTAATGTAGATTGTCCTCCACCTGATTTTAAAAATCTTTTATATGCTTCTGTTGCTTTTTTAGGATCTTTAAAAATAACTTGAAATAATCCGCTTATAGAATCTTTAATAGGAATCCATCCTACTTTAGATAAAAAAGTTGCATTTATTGTGTCTTTAAAAAAGTTTGGCAAAGCAAAATCTGGAGTTACAATTGCACCTGTTCTTAAAGTTCTAGTTGGTGCTGTCATCCATTTTACTACCCAATTCATACTTGGATTATCCATAACTCTAAAAGCATTAACTAAATCTTCTCCTACTTCATAAACTTCATATTTACCATTTTTGAATTTTTAAAAGAAATAGAATTAGCGTCAGGATAAACAGCTTCTTGTCTAAATATAGAAAGTTCTTCCACACCTTTATCTGAAAGTTTATTAAGAGTTTCTTTATCAAAAAACTTTTCTAATTCTTTTCTTTGAACTGTAATTGGTTTTAAATTTCCTTTTTTCTTTTTAATCCAATCAAAAGATATGGGATCTTTTTTTTGAGCTTCTAAAATTGTATTAATAAAATCATTTTTAGTTTTATTAAGTTCTGTCATTCTAAGAATATAATCTGTATTTTTAACTATAGTTTCTAATGGATCTATAATTATTGCCTTAGATCCTTTTAATCTTTTAAATGGATTGCCAGAACCTTTAATAAATCCTGATTGTCCAGGTCTAGGTAATTCTCTAGCCATAGGAACATAATTTTGATTAATTTCTTTGTATGCGTTGTAAGACTCTTTGGTTATAAGTCCACCATCATAAGCATATTTTAAAACACTTTGTTGGTATGTATCTATTTTTTTAGCAGCTTCTTCATAAGTAATAAATTTAACAGGTTGATTGCTTGGATAGCCTGTATCTGGATCTTTAACTTTAATGTTTGCATATTTTTTTAAAAATATTTCTGCATTTAAAATATCAATCCCAGATTCTTTACCCCTTTTAGCAAGACTTACTGCTTGTCTATTTGTTATATATGTACTTAATAATTTTGTTTCAGTTTTATCTTTTACAAATGGTTTAACAATAGACATAAGAGAAGGTCCTGTTTCAGCAAGAGTATTAAAATCAAGAGTTCCAAATTCAATAAAGTGTGCTGATCTTCCTTGCATACCCTCTAATAATCTTAATGATTCATATACATTTAATTTTTCAATACCTGTTTTAGTGTTAATTTTAGCTTCTTTAAGAGCTTCTAATACTGGGTATTTTTGATCTATAGCATTAATAATAAATTTTCTTTTTGTAGTTTTAGCTGACTCTTTAATTGTTTGTTTAACTTGCTCTACAGTAAGAGGAATTTTAATTCCTTCAAAAGAAATGTTTTGTGCTGCTTTGTTTGCAATGGGATCATCAAATATTTCTCTTGTAACTTGAATTTCTTCTTTTGGTATTTCTATTTCTTTACCATCTTTTATCTCATAAGCCTTAACACCTTCAATTTTATCTAATTGATTTTCAAGTTTTTTAACTTGAGATATAATTGGTTCTAATTTTTTATTTGTTCTAGTTGATAATTTTTCTGCAACTGCACGATTTATATCAGCAACAGTAGATTCTGGATTGTTTTTTCTAACTTCTAAAACAGTTTCTTTGTAAATTTTAGATCCAACTTTGTTATCTTTATTATTTTTTTCTCTTTCTTGTTCATAAATTTTTCTATTTTCTTTTTTTAATATTATTATTTTTTGTTCTATTATTTTATTTTTAGGATCAATAACTTTACCCACCTCATAATCTCTAATAATTTTCATATTATCAGATAATAAATCTTCTCTTAGTGTTCTGCTTTTAGATAAATCTAATGCTACATCAGTTGGTTTTTTTCCATAATCAATAAATATTTGTTTTGTTTTTTTAATTCCTTTTGATTTAGGTAATCTAAGATTAAATATAGCAAATAAAGCAGAGGTAAGAGAAAACTCTCTCATATCTGGTATCTCCTCATCAAATACTAAAGCACCTGTTCCCTGATAGCCAACTATTTGAGCTGCTGTTCTTGAAAAATAATTTTGAGCTAAAGGTCCAACACCAGGAATTTTTATTAAAGGTAAACCTACTGCTACTGCAAATTTTGTACCTTCTTTTGCACCTTCCATTAAAGTTTCTTCTATTAATATTTTCATAATATCAGATGGTTTTCCTTCATCTTGATTTTCAAGAACTTTTAATAAAGTTGATCTAGTTGTTGTTGGTATCATTGCTCCTGTAAAACCTGCACCTACAGGTCCACCAGCAAGAAAACCAGGAGTAGCACTTAAAGCATAAAGCGGAGATTCAATAGCAAATGTACCTGCTGCTGTAAGAAATTCCTCTGTCCAAGTATAATCTTTTGGCTGTGGCATATGCAATGCTTCTGGAGTGCCTTCTCCCTTTATTGCTCTTTTTGAAAAATTGTAAAGATTATTACCAAGTATTTGTTCTGCGATATATGCTCCATCAAAATTAGGACCTACTATAGTTTCTTTTAATGATGGCTCAGTAGCTTGTTTTAATTTTGACTGATATAACATCTCATCTTCTGGAGAAACTATTTCTTCAGATAGATAATCTTTAGTTATTTTATTTATATAATCTTTAATTATTTTGTTATCAGGTTGTGCAAATCCATAAGTTTTATTTATTTGATCTTCACTAAATCCTGAAGATTGAGCTGCATTAATTTCATCAGCATAAGAGTTTTGTATCTCTTCATTTGAAAAACCAGCAGTTTTAGCTGCTTCTATTTCTAATTTGATGCTTTCCATACTCTCCATCTTGTTAGCCATTCTAAATGTGATTCACCTTCGTTTCTTTTTGGCTCATTTTCAGATGGTGTATATTCTTTTTCTTTAGCATAATTTAAAAGAGCATTTCTTAAATCTGATTTTTTTGGAGCATAATCTAAAATATCTTTACCAATGTAATCTTCTGATAATGAATCTAATAATTTTGTTATAGGTATATTGTTTTGTAATCCTTCATTAAATTTTTTATACATATCTTGTCTAAAAGAACTTAATCTATTATTATATTTTTCATCAAAGAACTTAGCAGTTGAAGCTCCTTCAATCATGGGAACCACTTTATCTATAAATTGAAAAAATTCTTTATTAGCCTTGTTTAATTCAAGATCATTTTGTCCTGCAAAAATATTATCAAAAAAATTATCATCTTGTAAATTAGTAGATCCATTACCAATTCTTTCTGTAATACTTTTAGCATCTTTTTCACCTACCAATTTAAATTTTTGAAATGGATGTTTAATTTCATTATTTAAAATTTTATTAATAATTTTATCATTTATTGAATAATCATTATCTAAACTTATTTTATTATTAATAACTTTATTGTTTAAATCGTTTGTTTGATTGTCGTATTCTTTATTTCCTGTAGAATAATTATAAAGTTCGCTTGGATTAATTCCAACATAACCATTAGTTTCTCCTTTTAAGGCTTGAGCAATTTCTTTCTTTTTTTTTAATAATGCTGCACCAGTAACAAAACTTACAGTTTTATTTTGAAATTCTGATATTGATCTTAATTCTTTTCTTAAATCTTCTCTTGCATCTCCTGTAATATTTGGATAATTTTTACTATCTTGTAAAAGTGATAATTGTTTAAAAGCATTTGTAACACCACCCTTTTTAACCATTTCAGTTTCTATAAGAGTTGGTAATTGAGTTTTGTATGTATTAAAAGTTTCTTGACTAATAATTCCATCATTAACTAATCCTTGATAATCTTGCTCAACAGATGTGGCTAAAGTTTTAAAAACAAATTTGTTTCCAGAAATAGCAGTTGCTATACTTGATTTAACTTTTTGTTCTACTTGACTTACTCTAGTAGTAACTAAATTAGTTCTTGTTTTATTTAATATGTTATTAACATAAGTGCTTTTATTTTGAGAAAAATTTATACTAAAAAGATTTCCTACATTTCTATTGGGAGCTAAAGATTTATATTTATTTTTTATATCATTAAACTTTTGATTAAAATAAGTTATGCCATCTTCTGGTGTAGATTTTAATTCAGCTTCTTCAGCTGCATTAAAAATTTCTACAGTTGCGTCAGCACCTAATTCTCCAGCTTTTACTTTAGTTTCAATTTCTTTTTCTTTAACATAATAATCTTCTGCAGCTTTACCTAAAGGTCTTAACGCTGCTGCTACACTTTGATTTACATTTACTTTTATATTAGAAACAACACTAGCCGCTTCTGCTGTGGGTCTTGCTGTAGCTGTAAATGTTGGAATTTTTGGCATAATATTAACTGTTCCTTGATCTGTTTGCAGATTTAGATTGTAATCTTAAATTACTGGTACTGTTGTTTCTAGGGTTTCTATCTTTGTGATCTACATCTCTACCCAATATACTAGAACCATATTTTTTTTTCATTATTCTTCTTGCTCCATTTCTTCCAGCTCTATTTTTCTTTTGTTCTGATTTAGAATGATAATTTGCGTATTCTGATTTATAATCTCTCATTATCCAGCAGTTCCTATTCTAAGTAAACTTTCTCCAGCTTTTGCATAATAACCAAGTTTAGCAATTTCTCCTTCTCTTCTAGCAATTACTCCTTGCATCCTTGCAAAATTTGCTTGTTCCATTTTTTGTGATTGTGCAACTTGAGAGTTATAATCCATAACATCTTTTTGTATTTCTGCTTGTTCAGCATTATATCTTGAAATATTTAAAGCACTTCCTGATCTTTCTACACCAGATTTTGCTACAGCTACTTTTGTTTGACCTACTAATTGTTCAAATTGCTGGTCAAATCTAGCAACATCAAATTCTGTTTGTTTTTTTATAGCTTCAGCTTCTTGTTCTCTAACTAAAGCATTTCTATTTTGAACACTTTGATTATATTTACCAAGTGCGGATGCTTGTTTTCCTGCTGCTATATCAAATACAAAACTCATTAAAATATCCTTGCATATCTATATTGGTCTGAACCATCAAAACCATAGTGTTTCATTAAACCCTCATTCTCTAAACCTAACCATTTAGCAAATCTTAAACCTTTATCAAAATCTACCCTTACAGCAGTTTGTACTCTTTTAATATTATTTTTTTTAGCAACAATAGCAAAATCTTTTTTGATTGCTTTAGCTACTGCTAATGGATGATTCCAAACTTCATGTGTGGCAATGACCCAACCTTCTGCAACTTGACCCCAAATCATTTTCATACCTGCGGCAAAGATAGGTTTGTCATTAACAGTACCTGTAAAAGCTAAATTCTCTTCTACTAAATTTATTGCATCTCCTCCAAACTTAGCATCTTCATCCATTAATTTATGGTTTAATTGACATGATAAAATAAAATTACCATGCTCTGAAGTATAAGGTACTATATGTAGTTTATTATCCATCATTTGTTACTAGCCTTGGGTATAACGATAAAATTGTAAAAGGTAAAGGTTGAGTTTGTCTAACATAGATAAACCCATCTGTCTCGTAATTTCCTCTAAATTCTACCTGTTTGTCTCCTGTAAATGGTGGTATTCCTTCATCCATTAAATCAGCAGAATTTCTAAAAGGTATTCTTTCCATATCAGATAAATAGATCCAACCTCTACACCAATTGTTTCAAACATTCTTACTGTAATATCATATATTCTTTTAGTCTTACCTTGTGATGTACCATCTTGTGATCCAGCATTTAATCTCATTGTTTGTAATAAAGATGTATAGTTTAATCCTACTTTAACACTTGTTGCAGAACGATCTAAACTAATTGCACCAGAGGTAACAGTTCTATTTGGGTGCGTTGCACCATCCGTTAATACTCCAACCACTTGTCCCTCAAGGTGATCTAAACCAGAAAGAGTTGTAACTGCTGCACCACTATAACTTAAAGCACTATCTAAAAAATTAAATGTAGTATTATCATTTTTATCAAAGTCAAATACATTTAAGTATTCAACATATCTTCTTGTAATTCCATTAACTGTTCTTTTAACAATTACCCATACTTGATATTCTGTATCGTCAGTTGGAATAACTGCGGCACTTTCAATTTGAGACTTACCTTCATTTACTGTTGTTAATCTTATTGAATCAAAAGTTTTAATTGTTAAATATCCTGTTGATTCATGTGAGGTTTCAGTAACAGTTACAACTGCACTAGCTACTGTTGCAGTAAAATCAGCGTGTGCATTAATAGCTGTTTTTAAATTAGTTGCTGTAGCATTATTACTAGTTTCAGTTTTAAATTCATTTGTTCCAGCAGTACCTGTTGTTGATGTAAAGGTAACAGTTGTACCATCTGATTTTGATAAAATTATTTTATTAGCAGTAGCAATGTTTGCATAATCAGAAACTGTAATTGTTGCTATACCAAATCTACCACCAAAAATATGTCTATGCCAAGCGGTTACTTGTTGTTCTCTTTGATAAGTTAAACCTACCATCTCACCATCTCCTCTAACTCCATAAATAATTTGGTTAGGTTCTTGTTGATAAGCTATTTGTGTTAGACCCCCTTCAGTAACGTGTTCGGCAAGAATAGTCATGTCAGGTGCAACATATCCATCTACATCAAAGTTGTAAGCTAGTTCTCTAATTTTTCTTTTAGCACGTTGCAAAAATAATGTGGCGTTACCTACAGCTATAGCGTCTACATTTGCAGCACCATGATTAGATTGTTTTTTAATTAGAATGTTAGTTGGTGTAACTGCACTATCTGTACCACCACCAGATACAGTAAATTCACCACCTGCTGTACCTATAATTAAAGTTCTAGTAGATGTCATAAACCTAATGGCATTTACTTGGTTAGATGCAATAGTATAAATGATCGCATCATCATCAGCTATTGTTCCGCCAATGTTTGCATCCATGTTTTCATAATCACCAGACCTTGAAAAAAAAATACTTTGTGGTTGATTAGTTGTTCCTGCAAATACCAATCTTTGTTCAAAGAAAGTTACACAAGAAGCATGACCAGTCGTGTCAGAAAATGCTCCAAGATACCAATCTGCAATAGCACTAGTATCAGTAAAAGCTGTAGTAATTGTAACCACCACAATTGTTGTACTTGTTATAGCTGTGATTTCTGCATAACCAGCATTAAAATGAATTTGTCTACCTACATCAGTTGATATAAATCCTGATCCACCATTTATTCCAGTAACTGCAGACGCTGTTACATTCACTCCAGTTCCTACTGCTGAAGATGCTGGTGTTAAAGTAGTTGTTGTAATATTGGCATCTTGGAATGGTCCTTTAGTAAATTCAACATCTGCTAATGTCCAAGAGGTATGACCAGTACGAGATAATTTTTCAACTTCATGTAAAGGATGTGTAATATACATAACATCTGCTGATTGTGCAAATTTAATATCAAATAATTGTGCGGTAGTATAAGGAGAAGCAATTGTATAAACTCTGTTCATAGTTCCTGCTGAACTATAAGTAGTAAAGCTTGTAGTGTTAATTGCTACACCATCTTTATCTTTTAAAGAAAAAGTATTAGCATCTATTTTAACAACTAAAAATCTTTTATTGTTAAGTTCTGTCATGCCAACAATAGCAGTAATAAGTATTTCATCTCCAGTTAAATAACCATGTGAACTACAAGTAATTACTCCTGGATTAGCTTTTGTAATTGCTGTTATAGTTTTATCACTTCTAAAATAGAACCATTATCTTTATAGAATCTTATTTTTAAATTTGAGAACTCCAACATATAAGTTTGTGTTGTTGAAAATTCAAAAGGAATTAATCTTGTTTTATTATCGCTATCTGCAACCTCTGCAACAAATGTTGTTCCTGGTCGTCTAGCAGCAGCTCCATGTGGATATACAACTAAGTTTTCTAATGTTGAGCAACCAGAAGAATATTTGGTTATATCAGTTCTACCATCTAGTCTTGGTGATAATTCACCGCCTGTAAAGTTTGTTAGCTCAACTGCAACTCTAGCCATTGATTAAAACCTTGAGTTTATAAAAGTACCTGCGTCTATAACATCTGTCATACCTAGGTCTTGTTCTACGTTTTGACCTTCAGTTGAATCTACAAATCTAGCATCTCTTAATTTATCTTTAAACAGTTCATACATATTTTTAGCTGTTTGATTATTAGATGTAACTCCAAAAGCAATGTCAGCACCCAATGATGCAGATATTGTTTCTCTTAATAACTCGTCATATTCATTTGGATCAGTAACTCTTGAAACATATAATATTTTCATAGTCTCACTATTACTTAAAACTTTTCTACCCTCTACTTTATAATTCGTATCGTAATCTAATATTCTAAGTAACCTTAAACAATCTGCTGGTAAGGTATAAGAATATTTAAAACCCCAAGTAGGTGCAGAGGCATCTAAAGCTAACTCTATTCTTTTTTGTAAACAATTCCAAGGGTGTGTTCTAAACAAAGCATCTCTAACTTGAGTGTATCTTGAGTTACAAAGTCTAGCGTTTTTTGAATCTTCTGTTAATGAAAGTATTGTTGTAGCTCCCAGTTGATTTAATGCTCCTATTACATATTCCTACTACTGATGCCATATTACTTCCTTATTATATACTTGCGTCTGATTTGTCTACTTTTTTTAACGCAAAAATTTCTTCTACTGTCTTTTCTTGTTTAGTGTCAAAACCATAATGATTTTTACCATCATTTTGAAATCTGTCTACTAATACATACCTGTAAATGTAATTGTCTTTTTTAAGATGTAATACAGGTTTTAAATCTTTAATTTGTTTCATGCACTCTAAGGGGTTTCCACTCTCGCTTCCACCCCTTAAAATAATTTTATACTAGTCTAGGACGTATGTCATTTGTACAGACAAAAATCCAGTAGCATCTGATCCACCAGCAGTAGTACAGTACACTAACCATCTGGAGCATCTACATTGAGTTTCACCCAATGCTGTAGTAGCTGCAATGTAAATCTACTGCTCTGTGAAGCTGCTGCTGCTTTGTACTCATCTACATCTGCAACTACAGTAGTTCTGCTGCATTAACGTATGCTGCGTGACATACTGATAGAGTTGTACCAGAGCCTAAAGCTGCATGGTTTGCTCTTCCACCAATTATTCTAGCACCATTTGGTATCTTGAACATATTGATAGTTTCTTCTGCTCCTTCAGCAGTAAAGTCTGCAAAAGCAACCCTTACTCTTCCATGAAGTTCATTAGTATCTAACTTTTCAGAAGGTGTATTAAGTGTTTTCGTATATTGTGTCGAATTAGCCATAATTATATACTCCTATCTATTAAGCTTCGATTGCAACAATTGGAACAACTTTCGCAGATTCCATTCTTGTAGCACCGATTGATTGACAGTAATAAACTTGTGTAGCATACGATTTATCTGCTCTTTCATCTATTCTTGCGGAAATATCTTTTCCGATTCCTAGTAAAAGACCATCTTCTGCGTAAGCAATACATGTTCGATCATTACCTGATTTAGGTAGTCTATTTGTTACAGTAAATTTAAAACCAAGATAAGTATCAAGTTCGCCTTGCACAAGTGCTTTGACGGTATTGAAATCTGAGCTTGTAACTTCTGAATCACCTAATAGATTACCAAGTTGCTCTGGACCGCACATAATGTGTCTAGGTATAGAAGGGTCAACGTCTGCTTTGTCTAGTAAATCTTTTGCTAAAATTAATTTAGCAACAGTTAAACCAGTTGTGCCTTTTACAACACCAGTTTGAACGCTTTCCGTTCCAGTACCTGTCTCACCTGTGTAAGCAGTTCCTAAAGCGGCTGTGATAATAACATCATCCATTGCTCTTCCCATAGCCATAGCTGCGGCTTGTGCGTAAGATGATGTAGGGTCTATTAAAAGACGTACTTTGTCTTGTTGATCGATTAGATCAGCAAATTCGTAATCTCCAAGAGATACTCTTCTTCTTGAGTGAGGTGTATCTATTTGAGGAGTGTCCGAATGTCTGCTAGTTTTAACTGAGCAGTTACTTTTCCAACTTGATCAAAGAAAGCATTTTTTCCTACAACGCTTTCAACTCTGACTTTGTCTCTTAATAATGATCCCATTTGTTGAGATAACATTTGTATGTTAGCAGAATACTGCTTCTACAAATGCTGTTGTTATTTGTGATGACATATTTGTCTCTCCATTATTATTGTTATTGTTATGTTAAAA